TTCTTTAAATTCCTTCTCAAACTTAGAAAGAACTTCACCGTTGGCTTTTTTATATCCTCTTTCAAAACCATCGGCTTCTTTTTTCTTGAAAACATCAACCCGCTCTGCATCCCATGACAGGATGGTGGGTAATGCTTCACTGATTTTCTCCTCCGTTAGCAGAGGCTGTATTTCTTCCTTCTTTTTGCCGAGTGTCTTTACTAACATCTCGGTTAATAGGGACTTGAGTTTTTCTTCCATAATCTGGACTAATTTCAGGTGGTGTGAATGAAACTTTCTTGTTATCCATTACCTTCGTAACCTCGAATTGACCGAGCCATCCTTTCGATTGCAAAAGCAACTTACCCTCTTCGGTAATGTATTGCTCATGCCCTGTCTTTTTGTTACGGATATGATATGTAATCATAGCTGCTTAATCTTCCTTGGTCTTGTTTTTGGTTTCTCTAATACTAACGTTTCTTCCTTGGCTGTTTCTTCCTTGGATGCTGCTTCTTTAGCCTGCAACTCCACAACTTCGGGCGGAACGAATGAAATAACCTTGTTAGGTGCTTCGCTTTGCACCGGCTCACCGTCATTGGTAAGTGAGTGCGAATATGACCATTCCTGCTTCAGTTTACTCGACTTGTCAAGCACTTCCCATGCACGCTTCGGGAATTGCCGTGTAATGGATGGATTCAGGTTGTTCTTCAGAATAATAACAGACATATTTATTTCCAGCAAAAGTAAACTGACTTGTTTCGTTTATTTATCCTGCGATTAAAAAATAAACAATTTGTTAAGCGGCAAGTTTCGCCTTCAAATCAGGACGTAACATAATAGCAATCTCATTGCTTATGTAGCGTATCATGTGCCGGCAGTTAAACCTGCCGAAGTCCTCAAGCGGGTTGTAGATTACTACACCTGTTTCTTTCTCCTCTTTTGTCTTAGGAAGGGTCGGGTCATTAACCCACGTGGCCGCCTCATCTACTGTGAAAACTTTTCCGTCCCGTTTTATACAGAACTCCCGTGATGTTTCAATCAGCCCGCCCTCGTAAATAAATGCTTGTAGGTCTAATTCCTTCGCATACTCAACGTTACTCACCCTGTCGAATTGCTGATAGGTATCGAATGCAAACTCTTTATAGTACTTTACCAGACTACCATCTATATTCTCATTGCCTGTAATGTGAACCTTCAGTAGCTTAATGTAATCCTTCAATGGCTGCTGCGCTGCGGCTGACTTGAATGTAATTTGTTTAATTTTCTCTCTTAAAGTTACATCCCTGAACAGCGAATCCAGATATTTTTTAGGTATCAGCGTACCATCGCTTTTAATACCTAACCGCTCCATCATACGCCTCCTTACGGCACTGCGGGCAGCCTCGAACCTACGGTTGCTTATATCGAACAGTGAATAGTAGTTATTGTTCAGCGTAAGCAATCCGGCAAAGTCATCTGCTATGGTGTTAACGATTTTCAGATTCTCATTTTTTAAAAAAGCATCGTAAATTCTATCCAATGCAGTTGAAAACCGGATAGGGTCGCCATTAAACTCAACCACGCCTTCCTTGCTTACGACTTCGGAAATCAAGTCCTCGACAATCTTCTCGAATAGCTTCTCCTCAGCTTTTTCAACCATCTTCAAAAGCCTTGCCTGCCGGTCGTCAATAAACCGCAACCGCTTCTGAAATTCCTTTTTCAGTATATCATTCTTTTGTTTCGGGCTCATTGAATGAAATTGCTACGGGTTTCTGACTTTCAAGCTCCGCACGTATTCTTTGCACAATACCCATTACAATATCCTGCTGCCGTTGCGGTGCAAGTGAGTAGAATTGTGGTATTGTGGTTTCGGCCTCTTTGATTATGCGATTAAAATTAGAATACAGAATCACATCCTCCATAGGCACATGACCCTGCGAAATCATGAGGTTTATTGTGCTTGTATCGTACCCATCGAATGGGAACAGGCGTTGTTTCACCTCAGCTATACGTATTATGTCGGGATAATCCGCATACGTAACGTATATCAAATCATTATTCATCTGCGAGATAATGTAAGGCGGTACGTTTGCCGACCTTGCCATCTGAATCTTTGTTAAAATATCCTGTTCCGTTTCAAATCCTAAATGCCTGCCGAACTGATGCCGCACCTGCAACCCATCGGCAATATCATTGAATGCTGCATTGATAATTATTGTGAAGCGGTAAACGTCTGAATACCGTTCCATTACTCTTTTCAATGAGTCATGTATGCTTTGATAGTCTATCTGTTCGCCTGTAGCTGTTTTAGCGAATGATGACTTGATAAACCGGTCTGAATTGTAGACAGCCTCGATGGCTTTCTTTTCATGTGTTTCAAGCCGCTCAATCAGGCGGTCAAGAATATCAATAGGGGCAGATACGTAGGTCTTTAACTTTTGTAAGTCGAAAATATCCTGCGGGCTTCTTGGCAGGCCGAGAACGATTTTATCCTGCGCCGAGCGGTGTGACTGATACCCTGTTCCGTTACACGCACCGCAAGTCTTACCATCAGGTTGTAACCCACCGCTGCACGGAATCAGATTCCCATCAACAACAGAACCATTACACTTCGGCTGATACTCGAATACCTGCGGGAATACATGAAGCGACTCCGTCAGGTCAAGTTCCGAACAAGTCTTTATGCTTTTTTTCAGGTACGGTACTGCTGCGTGCCAGTTGTTGATACACGTCCGGCCATCGGTCTCAATATCTGGAATGTTTCCTACACGTATTGCCGGAACACGCCCTGCATTATGATTGTAGAACTTAACGGCATACAACTTATTTCCGAGTTTCAGGTAGTATGTCGCATCTTCCTGAACCTGCTCGACTACTCCTTCGGCATTAACAAGCCTGCCTTCAATCGCACCTGCGAATGTATCAGTGCCTACCTGTGTGAATGATACCTGCTCATTTTTTGCGAAGATTGTGTAATATGCACCTTTCTTTGTTGATTCTCCGTCTTTGTACTGAATGTCCTTCTTAATAATGAGATATTCAAGTTCATTATTCACGAATGAGTAATCCACCGCCTCTGCCGATGGAATGGTTACCGAATAGATAACGGGTGTTTCTATCCGGTTATCGTAGTTATTAAAAAGGAAAAGCATGAAGGCATTAGGGTCGGTGTCGTAGAGGTCGAGGAATACATCCGAAAGGAATCTATCTACACCACCGCCATTATAGAACTCACCGAGTACCTCAGTCAACCGCTTACGCTTTGCCTCATCATCCTTATCATAGTAGAACTCCTTCGCTATCGTCTGCGCTGTGGTTATTTTTCTTTCTGGTGTTATTAGTTTGTGGGTTATGGCCGGTGTTACAAGGACTGTTAATTGTTTCCTTTGCTTGAATTGATTATCATCCTCCCTTGTATTGAATTGCCTAATTAGGTCGTCCAGATTCTGACCGGTGAGCAGTTGCTTGTAGAGTACAGCCAGTTCGGTAACGTGCTTGTAATCCTGATGCTTGAAGTCGTCCTTCGCAACTTCCATCAGGCGGTTAAGTAGTACAAAAAATCCTTGCATGATTTATCTTCGTTTGTAGGTTTCGTAATAGTCTTTGAAAGCCGATGTAAGGAAATACTCCAATGCATCGGTCAGGTGGCCGTACTTTTCGTATGGCTTACCCGTAATCTCATCCTTCGTCATTTCAACGTGTTTCGTTCCATCCGGCTGTTCTTTCATGAATGTCATTTCGTGTATTAGATTTTTGCATCTGCGATGCAAATTTAATCTAATCGGAAGTTTGCCTGAGAGTATGTCAATAACAAATTCCTTGCGTATAAGAACGGGTTGGTTAGGAATAACCCTGTCAGAGTTGTTATTCAACCTGCCGGCAAGCACAAGCTCCACTACATCGTAGTTATGCCGGATGTTCTGCATGGCTGCCGTATTAAGATTCTTCCCCGTATGGTCGCCATAGTAGTAGAGTGCCGAGAGTTTATCCCACCGCTTTTGTTTGAATGCCTGTACCACATCGTAAGTTGTGTTGTGCGGGTGAGTAAAACAATACTCATCAATTACGTACACATTCCATATTCCGGCCTTAACTTCAATCTGTATCTCAAGCATGGTCATGTACGGATGCGAGTTGAAGTCGAAGCTTATATGTGTCGCACGGTTAGGCTCAAAATCGAAATCATCCCTTACATGAATATCATGGTTGAAGTTGTGGTAATACTCCTGCCCCGTACGTGGATGCGCATCCCAGTCGCCATCAAGTAATCTTGCACGGTCGTAGGCTGATGTAAGGCTTTCAAGCTGCCTCTGGTAAACAGCCCTGAACTTCGGGTCGGGATTATCAAGCAACTTCGCCTGAATGTACTTCTGATAGGGCTTTAGTTTTACAACCTCGCCATTTTTATCCTTCACAAAACGACTCTTAAGCCACGAATCTGATGGGTTGCTGCAATAGAGTATCTTAGGAATCAATCCATAGTCAGCTATCTTATATCTTATACGTGATTTTATTATTTCAGCTGCCCGCTCACGTACTTCACCGGCCTCATCAATAAAACCATCAGTAAACGGAACAGAACCCAATGTCTCATAATCCGGGTCGGATGGCATATAGGCTAAGTCAACTAAGGTTATTACAGAATCATTCATGAACGTAATGGTGCTGTTCGATGGATTGTACTTGTACACTTTTCCATTGCTATATCCCATTTGTCTGGCCACATCGAAAAATGTTACAAGCGTTGATGCCTTCAACGCCTTTAATTCCCTCCTTGCAATGAAGCCACGTGTGCCGGGATATTTCAACCTGCGGTATATCTGCCAGATACACCCCAGCATTGACTTTCCCCCTCCGGCAGCACCACCATAGAGTATCTCCGTTGTTTCGTTGTCTTCGAGGTACTGCCATGCTAATGATTGTTTTTCGGATAGGTTTATTTCAATCACTTCAGCAGAACCAACAATACTTGGCGGGTAATACATTATAGGATAGATACACGTACACGTACAACGCAACGTAAAAGGCTACACTCAGAATAAAAATATCGAGTGCCTTTTTACCACGCTCATCATCGTTGTGTATTGCGTAGATTAACATGGCAACAACAGGAAACAGAAACATGATGACCTGTTCTTTAGTGCTGAATTTGTTTTTTTCTTCCATCGGTTTTTTGTTTACGTGAATATACTTCTCTGGCCAGCCGTGATAGCTGTGTTCTTGCGCTGGCCTTTGTAATAAAATCTTCTTCTGTTAAGTCAAAGTGTGAGTAAAACATATCCACAGCCTTCTCAAGTGTTGTTTCAGGGTTGGCTTGCTTCACACCCATAACAAAGGCATACATCATGTGCCTGACGGTGCTGTGTTTTATGGCTGT